CATTATTAACGCTTTAGAATCGGAAAAATACAGAATTAGAGTCGTAAAAAGATAAAAAAAGCGGTATAAATAAAAACAGGAAACTTTTTGTGTAAATAGTGGCTTCTAGGGCATTCAAAGATATCAACTTATCCTTCAAACGTCATCCTGTGACGAATGATGTGGTGACAATTCGCAATGAAGATGCTATAAAAAGGTCTGTAAGGAACATAATTTTCACAATTCTCGGTGAAAAACCATTTGAACCCAATTTTGGATCAGTTATTAATGAATCTTTATTTGATTTAAACACTAATTTAAGTGAAATAAGAGTTTCAGATGAAATTAGATCATCTTTACTCATATATGAACCCAGAATCAGTAATGTTGACGTAGATGTTACGATTGCACCTGATACAAATGAAATGAATTGTACAGTTCAATATGATATTACTGGAATTCCAACACCAACACAACAAGTAGACGTTCTCCTATTCCCAGCTAGAGTATAATGGCTTTCGGACAATATGTTAATTTAGATTTTGATCAAATCAAGACATCCATCAGAGATTATCTGAGGGCAAATACTAATTTTACTGATTATGACTTTGAAGGATCAAACCTTTCAATAATTATTGACGCATTAGCATATAATACTTACACGACTGCTTATAATACTAATATGGCAGCAAACGAGTGTTTTCTTGACTCCGCTACACTTCGAGAAAACGTTGTTGCACTTGCCAGAAACATTGGTTATGTTCCAAGATCTCGTAGATCCGCAAGAGCAAGAATATCTTTCACTGTTGATGGATTAGTAGAGACATCAACACTCACAATTAACGCTGGTATTATTTGTAATGGTGCTGGAGACAATACAAACTACATATTTTGCATTCCAGAGGATATTACAGTTCCTGTTGTGAACGGATTTGCTGAATTTAACAATATTGAAATATACGAAGGTGTTTATATCTCTCAAGACTTTACTGTTGACACATCTTTGTTCAATCAAAGGTATATTCTTGATAATTCTTTCATTGATACATCAACAATTAAGGTTAAAGTTAAATCATCATCAACGGCGACTTCATCAGTCACTTATCAACAAATTGATAACATTGTAGGTGTCACTTCAACATCAAATTCTTACTTATTACAGGAAATTGAAGATGAAAGGTATGAATTAATTTTTGGTGATAACGTAATTGGTAAAAAACTGTCAAATAGTAACGTTGTTACCGCCTCTTATATTGTAACTGACGGAAAAGAGGGAAATGGTGCTTCAGAATTTAGTTTTGTAGGAAATATTACAAATCAGGACGGCGCAGCGATTAATGCTGATCTCATATCACTTGTTTCAACCGATGAGAAGTCAAGAGATGGTGACGAAATTGAATCTATCTCCTCAATTAAGTATTTTGCACCAAGAATTTACTCATCTCAGTATCGTGCAGTCACAGCATCTGATTATGAATCAGTTTTAGGTTATATTTACCCTAATGTTGAATCTGTAACAGCTTTTGGTGGTGAAGAAATGAGTCCACCTCGTTTTGGTAAAGTTTTTATCTCGGTTAAACCTCGAAACGGTGATTTTTTATCTGATGAAACAAAAAGAGAGTTAATTCAAAGATTAAAGAGTTATGCAGTCGCTGGAATTGTGCCAGAATTTATTGATTTGAAATATTTGTATGTTGAACTTAATACAACACCATACTACAATCCAAGTTTGAATGATGATATCAATAATCTTAAGACTGGTGTTTCAAATGCTCTTACACAGTATTCACGTTCAATAGATGTTAATAAATTTGGTGGTAGATTCAAATATAGTAAGGCAGTGTCATTGATTGACAGTGTTGACTCATCAATTACGTCAAATATCACTTTAGTCACGATTCGACGTAATCTAAAAGCAGTTTTGGGTCAATTTGCACAGTATGAAGTTTGTTATGGTAATATGTTCCATACTCAAGAGAGTGCTTATAACGTAGTATCAACAGGATTTACAATTGAAGGTGTGACAGGCACTGTTTACCTTGCTGATGAGGTAATTAATCGTGAAAAAGGTCGAATATTCTTCTTTACATACACAGAAGGTGGAACTCCAAATATTGTGAAGAAAAACGCTGGAACTGTTGATTATATGACTGGTGAAGTTCTTATAGATACTGTAAATATACTTTCAACAGTAGTTGCAAACGGTGTGGTTGAAATTCAAGCGATTCCACACTCAAATGATATTGTTGGACTTCGTGATTTATATGTCAAATTTGATATGACAAATACAACAATTAATATGGTTCAAGATTTAATCGCATCAGGTGAAAACACATCTGGATCAAGATTTGTTCATACTCATAGTTATTATACTCCAACTTTCACGAGAAAATCAAATTCTCCAGTTTCAACTGCTGCTGCAATTCTTCCATCAACAGCTTCCTCGACTGCAACTCGAACTACAACTGGTGGAACTTACGGAACTGCAACTACCACATCAAGTACAACCCCTACTACAACCACATCATCTGGTGGCGGTAGTGGATCTAGCTACGGCGGCGGATATTAATGATAGACACATCAATACAAAGAGTTGAAATCAATCAGGTAATTGAAAATCAGTTACCTGAGTTCGTACAATCTGAAAGTCCACTTTTTGTGGATTTCATGAAACAATACTATATCTCCCAAGAATATCAGGGTGGATCAATTAATGTCGCTGAGAATCTTGACAGATATACTAAACTACAAACATATGTTGGTGCTGCACTCACAGAATATACTGGATTATCAACAGATACAGAATCATACTCCTCTACAATTTTTGTTGATTCGACAAAAGGATATCCAAGCAAGTATGGATTGTTAAAAATAGACGATGAGATTATCACATACACTGGAATTGGTACAACTTCATTCACTGGTTGTGTTCGAGGATTTAGTGGTGTTGATAACTTAGATCAACCTACAAGACCAGATTTATTATCTTTTAATACAACTGTAGGAACATCTCATACTGGTGGTAGCAAAGTTCATAATTTATCAAATCTTTTTATTCGTGAATTTTTTAGTAAGTTAAAAACAACTTACGCAAGTGGTTTTGAGAATCGTAAATTAAGTAGTGATATCGATCAAGTTAAATTTATTCGTCAAATTAAAGATTTTTATCGTACAAAGGGAACTGAGGAGTCATATAAAATTTTATTCAGAGCCTTATATGGTCAAGAAGTCAATATTATCAAACCATCAGACTTTTTAATCAAACCATCAGATGCTGATTATGGTTTTGCACAGGATTTTGTTGTTAAAGCTATTACTGGAGATCCTCGTAACTTAAAAGGATCAACACTTTTTCAAGATGAAGACGAAGACGATAAGAATATTCGAGGAGCATCTGGTGCGATATCTGATGTAAAAGACTTTTTATATGATGGAGAACATTACTATCAAATTAGTGTATCACAAGATTCAATTGATGGTAACTTTGTAGTTCCAGGCAGAACTCGTATAACTGATCCTGTATCTATTGGTGCAACTGTAATCACAGTTGATACCACTGTTGGATTTCCTACAAGTGGTTCTATCTCTCTACCAACAGCGAGTGTTGCTGGAGTTGTTACTTATACAAGTAAAACTTCAAATCAATTTGTAGGATTACCAACCGCCCTTGATATTTTGAGTATTGGTGATGACGTTCGATACAATAATGTCGCTTATGGATACTCTTTTGCAAGTAATACAAATAAAATAGAGGTTTTAATTACAGGTGTTTTAAAAGACTTTCCAATTCCCGATACCACATTTTACTTTAATAAGGGAGATAAAATTAAAGTTGGTGCGTTTGGTATTAATAAAAGTTCTGAGGACTTTAACTTTGGATCATATGTTTATAACACATCAGTAAAGTTTACTCCAAAGACTATTACAAGACAGTCAAGTAGTAGTTTTAGCATTGAAACTCTTTCTGCTCATGGACTTTTGGAAGAAGATGCAGTTGAGGTTTTAGATGGTCAAAATACATTATTAGGAGTTGGTCGTGTTTTAAGTGTCATTAGTAGTTCGACCTTCATCTTAGGTGATTTGCCTGGCATCGGTGAGTTTAATATTGCATCCATAAGAAGAAGATTAAAGAAAGGAAACAGTTCTCTTCACACTAACATCAACAAATATACAACTGATGTTCAAAATGTGTATGATCATGATAGTGATAACGCATTGGCATTACCGCCACATCCTCATGCCTACGTTGCCTCACCATCTTTACCAAGTTTAGGTAATGAACCTATAGTTGCACCAGATCGTTCTATAACATGGACTGGCGCCACTGGTGGAGACGTTATACAATTAATACAGGTTACAGAGGGTGCAGCTGATCATGGATTCTATTCGGGAGAGGTTGTTACATATAATGCGATCAGTGGTTTCTTAGGTCAGTTAATTGATGGTAAAAATTATTATGTAAGTCGTATTGATTCTAACAATATTCGTCTTGCAAACTCTTTACCTGATCTTGTAAATGGTGATTTTGTAGATGCAACAGGAAACGGAACATTCAAAATCTCTGTTCCTGATCTTGCAAACAAAAAACTCGATCATCAAAAATTATTAAAGAGATTTTCTTTAAATCCACTATTTGATGGGGCAAGGCGTGAGACAGCGCCAGGCACCACTGGCATGTTCGTAAATGGTGTGGAGATATCAAACTATAAGTCAGGTGATGTTATATTTTTTGGTGGTGTAGAATCGATTGATGTTTTAGAAGGTGGATCTCAATTTGATGTAATCACTCCACCAACAGTTAGTGTCGAAAGTTTAACTGGTGCTGGTGTCAGTGCAACAGCAAATGTAAAAGGTCAATTTGAGAGAATTGATGTTATAGATCCTGGCTTTGACTATGTTGCACCACCTGTGATTGAAATTAGTGGTGGTAATGGTAAAAACGCAATCGCAAGAGCGAGACTAAAACAAGTTGATCACTTTGTTGACTTTGATGCGTCATCTACAGGTAATGCGATTAATATTGCAAATGATACGATTGGTTTTGGAACATTCCATAAGTTCCGTGATGGAGAGGCGGTAATTTATAAAACATTCAATACTGGTGCGATTGGTGTAGGTATAGGTACAACAGATCAGATTCAAGAAACACCAGATCAAAGACTCGTTGATGAATCAATTTACTTTGTATCAAAAGTCAATCAGACAACGATAAAACTAGCAAATAATGAGAATGATGCAATAACAAAATCTAACTTACTCAATCTTACTGGTTTTGCAGATGGATCACAGAGATTTCAAAGTTTAAGAAAAAAATTAGTTTTAGGACAAGTTATTATTGATAATCCTGGCGAAGGATATGAAAATAAAAGAAGATTAATACCTACAT